GAGATGGGTCAATTTGTTCTGATGCAAAACTGGTTGCAAGTTTTAATGTAAAAAAATTATTATTAAAGGACAATTGACCAGGCACAACCATTGCACCTTCTTTGAAAACATGACTACCATGTTTCTCAATTTGATTTTGAAGAGTTGATTGTAATTGTGTTAACTCTCTAGCTTGTATTGCAAAGCCAGGACGAAACAATGTTCTTGCAAAATTATCTGTCTCTTCAAAATCATCATAATAAGGAGAAACATTTAGATCAGTTTTTTGTGCCATATTAGAATTCCACTATAACTTTAATATCTTCTGTTTGGTCTGTAGAACGAGAAATTGGTTTTCTGTTTTCTCTATAAATTATATCACCACTATCAGGTTGTAGTTCTGGATTTGCATGACCGTTAGAAAATGTTATAGTATTACCACCAGCCAAAGTAACAGCAGAGTCAGAAGTTATATCTGGTACTCCAGTTGCTCCAGAGGTTGCACCAGTAACCGTTGCGGCAGTACTAAATGCAACATAAGCACCAGTTGAACTACTTGTTCCGTAGTCTGCAAACCTTTCTTGTTGATAATAAAGAATTTTCAAAGTACTATCAAATTCTACAACTCTACCAATCGCACCAGTAGTTGCTTGAGATATCTTTTCATCAGCTTGGAAAGTGCCTGGCGTTCCACTAAATTGCATAGCATAAGTGTTTCTAAATGATGTTGCAGTTCCTACAGTAGATGTTCCAAACGTAGTGGGATCAGCAACCAAATTAATATTTCTAAAATCGTTACCAGTGGTGAAGTCATCGTTGTCAGCACCCTCTAAACTTGTTTGCAACATTACATAATGGCCACCAAGTTGATCTGCATTGTTAGAACCGTGGCCACCTTTAGGACTGATAACAACTGAGATAGCTGAACCAGAACCACCAATCGCAGAAGCAGAACTTAGAGATGTATCTGAGAATGTAAAACCAGAACCAAGATTAACTGTTCCAAATGTGTATCCAGCACCAGCTTGTTGTACACCTGTGTTACCAGTTGATACTGCTGATATAGCGTTACTCGAAACTGTAATTTTTACAATCGCACCACTTGATGTCCCTTGACTTGTTCCATCACCATAGACTGCTGCATAGTATGTACCGTTTGTCAAACCACTTCCAGCGTTTGTGACTATGATTGATTCAATCGCACCGTCAGCTGCAGCGGCAGATATTGTACTATCCGTAGATACCGGCATAAAATCTGTTGTCGTAAATGTTGCTTGTTGAGAAGCACTAATGGTGTACAAGAATTTTAAAGTGTATCCACCCAAAACAAAGCTTGCTGTTGATTCAGATGTAGGTTCTGCACCACTATAAGCAGTTCCCCCATTGTTATCAAGAACCATATAAACACGGTTATCTGAAGTTTTAAAGAAAAATGTAGAGTCATATAAGTTTGTCGCACCAGAGGTTGTGGTATTGGATGCACTAATATTATCTTCATACATATCAAAGGTTGTGCTGTTTGCCCAATCTCTGCGAGGAATTACTTTTGTTATATTAGAAGTTGTAATCTTCTTTGCAGCAATTGCAGAGTCCCAAGTGTAAAATTCACTGGTAACATCATCTGCTGGAGTAGGTGGAGAACTATCAGACCCACCAGAAGTTCCAGAGGTAAAGGGCATTGATTTACCTATCATGAGATAGTATACTGTTGCAGAGGCTTCACTAAATGACTCAAAAAACTGAGTGGCATTGTGTTGCCTAAATTTCTCTGTAATAATTGCTGTCATTTTTCTTTCCTCTATATCTTCTTATATTTATACTCACTATTAAACAAAATATTACTTTGTTTTATTAAGATGGTTTATCTGGAAATACAATATCATCTGGGTCAGACTCAGACGCAGGCAAATCTCTGAGAGCAGCTCTATAAGTTTTCCAAGCATCTGAGATAGCAGGGCTGTCTGGCATAGCCATGTAATCTGACTCAGCCATTAACCCATCACGCCTACTTCTAATATCTACCCATTTAACAGCCAGAATATCTGCTGCTACTTGGTCTGTGTCTTTTGTTGCAGTATCTCCACTCACATCCCAATACAGAACATCTTCATCTAAATCTGCAACAACTTTGCCTCCATGAGTTGCAACATGAGCTTTAGCATCATCCTCAGAATCAAAATCTAAATACTTAGTAATTAATCCATCACTATGTGATACTACAGCTGTATATTTTTTCATGTTAATCTTTCCTATCGGTATCTTACTTGAAAAGTACTGTTTGTATCAAAAGTACCACCACTAATTTTAATTCTATCTAATACTGCTGAAAGAGTTTTACTACCACTACCTTGAATACTAGTTGTTATAGAACCATTAATGACCAGTTGATGTCTTGTCATATAAACAAATCCAGCAGTGTCCATTCTTCTCACTCTAATTACTCCATTAAACGCATTTGATTCACCATTAGCAGTGCGAAAAGTAAAAGAAGTTGTTGGGTGAGTAACTTGATTTAGATTACCTCCTTCATGAGCAAAACTATCTCCAGAATAAGCACTCGTTTCGTAGCCTCCCCCATCGCCTATAACCACGGTAGCAGAAACGGTTCCTGTAAAACTCATTAGATTAAAAAACAAATCAATATCTGTTGCCGTGCTTGGGATACCTGTAAATTCTTCTGAATTATTACTTGAATCTACTATTTGTGTTCCGTAAGTCCAAGGAGCGACTGATATTGCTGCAAAAGCGGGTGCAGCACCAGCACCACCAGAAGTAAGAGCTTGTCCATCAGTACCAGTGGCCACTGCTACAGGATTACCCGAAGTATCAAAACTAATTATATTTCCATCAGTTCCATCAGCCATTAGTGCGAGTGGTATTTTTGTTAAACTCATTTATTTAGTCTCCATTTTTTCGTCATGGTGCATCTGGAAAAGTAATATCATCTGGGTCAGATTCAGACGCAGGCAAATCTCTGAGAGCTTGACGATACGTTTTCCAAGCATCACTCATTGTAACATCAGAGTTACCCATGTAATCTGACTCAGCCATTAACTTGTCTCGTTTAGTTCTAATAGATAACCATTTATCTGCAAGAATATCTGAAGCCAGTGATGAGTTGTCAGCTGTAAGAGTTTTCTTTTTAGCATCAACTGTCCAATACTCGGCAAGGTCACTTGGACTTTCATCCACAAATCCGCCATGAGTTTTAATGTGAGCTTTGGCCTCGTCTTCAGTATCAAAATCTTGATACTTAGTAACTTTATTATTTGCTGAGGAAACTACTGCTATCCAATCTTTCATTTTATTTCCTAAATAAACATTATGTTGACTGCGCCGGCATCAAATGTTGCTCCTGCCGCAGTAGAAAATTTAATTTGAGTTAATTCAGCACTTAGTGCTTTACTACCAGAGCCTAAATATATTCCATCATCATCAGATTCATTAAGCATACCGTGAAAGCACCATGTAAACGCAGCAGCATCTTGTAGTGTAAACCATACAGACCCATGAAGTATATTAGCCGCATCCCAATTTACTGTACCTACAGAAAAACCAGCAGTATTTCTTATTGTCGCACTCTCAATAGCTTGGTCAGCAATTTTTGCAGCGGTATTAAGGTAACCGCTCGTTTCTATGCCGCCTCCATCTCCGATCTGGATGCGAATTGTTTGAGCATTACTTCCCTGAGAAACTCCAAAAAAGTTCATTACAATCATATCTACACCAGCTGGAATACTCCCAAAGGTAATTGATGTGCCTGAGGTAGTTGCAATTTCAGTGCCTTGTGTAAACCCTGCTGATAAAGCTTCAAATGCTGGTGGTGATCCAGCACCAGTAGAGGTTAATACTTGTCCATCACTTCCAGTGGCAATTGCTACAGGATCGCCTGAAGCATCAAAACTAATTATATTTCCATCGGTTCCACCAGCAAGTTTAGCTAAAGTAATTTGGTTATCAGCTATATGAGCGGTATCAATACTACCATCTGTATAATGTTCTGAGTCGATAGCATCATCAGCAATCTTTGCGCCGGTTACTGCATCAGTAGCAATTTCTTGAACTGAACCTACCGTAAAATATTGTACTACAATATTGTTTGTTCCAGCTGGAGGCGCTGTTGTAAATGTTAGAGTTACTCCATCAACATTAAAATCAGTTCCATTACGTTGCATCACACCAGATATTCTGACAAAAACAGAATTAGTGGTTGATGCTTGTGATAAAGTAAAGGCTGTGTCTGACGCATCACCAGTAAAACTTTGAGTAAAGGCATCTGTAATTGCGCCGGGATCATTACCTAGATATGGCATTAGGTTATCTCCATTACGCTCAATGTAACATCTAATGAACTAGCAACACTAGCACCAATTGTTATAACATCTGTTGCTTCTAGAACTATCTTTTGTCCAGCAAATACTTCCAAAGTTGAATCAGCAGGAATTGGTACTTCATTAAGTAACGAAACCGATTCATTTGCTGCATTGTTAGCACCAGTTCTATTACCAGTATCACTCGTAAGTTTTACTGTAACGTCCCTTTCAGCTGCAATCTTATTACAGACGTTCATTCCTAAAACAACAGTTGTTGTTGAACCAGCACAAGTATATAAAGTACTAAAAGTTCCACTGTCGATTGCCACATCTGCTATTGTGAATACCTTAAATGTATTTGCCATTTTATTCTAATCTCCGTTTCTCAACTATTTATAACACTTATCCTAGTGCAAGTGCCAAAGCAACAGGGTCATCTATGTTAGCTTGCACTAATGTTATTACTCTTGCTAAAGTAGATTTTCTGTTTGTTCCACCAGCAGCATCATCTACTATAATTAAATCTGCTGTTGCTAAGTCTGCACCAATATCTGTTCCACCATCAATATCTATTGCAACCAAAGGTAATGTTCCTGTATCACCGTCCCCAATCAAAGTACCAGATAGAGTTGGTAATAC